GTGCGGCCGGAGGCGGAGGCGGGGGCGTTTGCCGGGGTGTGTTCGCGGTGCCCGGAATGGACGTTGGAGCCGACTTCGAAGCCGGGCGTGGTGGCGGGGTATTGTGGGCGGCTGGATGGCGTGGATGGAGGGGGGGTGGCGGGGCCGGTTTGTGGGTGTTTGGTGTCCCTAACGGTTGCCGGTGTGGTGTATCCGGCGGGGAAGGCTGTGGTGGAGGGGGAGGTTTGTCCGCAGGGGAGGCGGTAGGTGGGGTTTTTTTGTGAAAATAGGTGTAGGCGGTTGACAACAGTAGGCGATAGACTACACTGTAGGGGTAAGGAGTGGGGAAGAGTAAGGAGCAGGCCATGAAGTACGAAACCGAAACGCTTGAACTTGTCAACGACGTGGTTGCTGTCTGCAAGACCATGAAGGCGGATCTGCGGAAGCGCACCGGCAAGACCTGGAGCGTGACCCGCGGCCGTGGCACCGTCAGCGGATGGATCACGATCACCGCTCCGGAATCCCGCCTTCAGTTCGGCAGCATGACCAAGGAAGATCAGGCTGAACTGTCCGCGGCGCTCGGCATCGAACATGCCCACCACCAGGGCGTGAGCATCCCCGCGAGCCATGCCCACTATCGGGAATACCTCGATCGGTGCAGCGGCAAAAAGCCTTCCGTGATTGGGGTTGCGTACTGGGATTGATGCGGCATCCAACCCTCGCCGCTCCCCCACAGGGTGCGGCGGGTTTCGTCGGGCAGCCGGACTGCAGGCTGCGGGAGTGCGAACGATGGAAGACGCGACGATCAACGTACGACTAATTCCGAGCAAGGCGATCCGGTCTGACCGCAACGGCTACCCGATCGCGGTGCTTGCCAGCGGGCGCGAGCTGTGGAAGTCGGCCAAGAACGGGCTCGTGACGATTGCCCCGCAGGATCGGGCGGCGGCGCGGGCGGGCGCGGAGGTGTGTGTGATGCGGGCAACCGACGCGGAGCGGAGCGAGATCGAGGCCGCGCTCAGTGGGAAGGGGCATTCGTTGGCGTCGCTCGAGGCGATGAATGTGGCGGCTGATCAGGCGGCCGACGAGATCCAGGAGTCGTGATGAAGCAGGACATCGCGGCGATTGTGCGGGCGTGCATGGAGCGCCGGGAGGTGTCGCAGGTGGAGCTGGCCGAGCGGGCTGGCGTCGACCGGGCCCGGCTCAACAGGTGGATCAACGGCCGCGGGACGGTGACTGTGGAGAGCCTCGAGCGGGTGTTGGGGGTGCTGGGGCTGCGGGTGACGGAAGAGCAAGGGAGGGGGGCATGAAGACCGCGATGGAGGTTTTGCGGGCTGGGCTCGATGGGGCGATGTCGCCGCGGGTTCGGCGTGGTGTGGCCGAGTGGGCCGATGAGCACCGGCAGATCGTCGTGGGTGAACGCAAGGGACGCTGGAGCACGGATGCCGCGCCGTATCTGCGGGGGCCGATGCAGGCGTGGACGGACCCGCGCGTGCGGCAGATCACGATCGTTTCGGCAACGCAGATGGGCAAGACCGAGAGCCTCTACAACTGCATCTTCTTCACCATCGATGAAGACCCGCAGGACATGCTGTTCGTCTACCCCACCGATGAGGATGCGCGATTCAACAACCGGCGGCGGTTTTTGCCGACGGTGGAGCAGACGCCGCGGATCAAGCGGTGGCTGAGCGATGCCGCGCGGGACACGGCGGCGGGTGAGATCCACTTTCGGCGGATGACGATGCGGTGGGTAGGCTCCAACAGCGGGAGCAGCCTGGAGAGCTTTCCCTACGGGCGGGCGGCGATCGACGAGCTGGACCGCTGCGATGAGGAGGTGGTGGCGCGGGTGCGGCAGCGGCTGAAGACCTTCGCGGATTCGAAGCTCCTCGTGACCAGCACGCCGACGATGGTGGGGACCGGGATCGATGCGCAGTACAACGGGACGACGTCGGTGGATGAGGCGTTTGCGGCGGAGGATGAGGGAAGGGACGGGGCGCGGGTGCACGGGACGCCTCCGAGCGATCGGCGGCGGTTTGTCGTGCCGTGCCCGCACTGCGGGATCTTCCATCTGCGGGCGTTCTCTCTGGTGCGCTGGGAGGGGGGACGCGGGGCTGCTGCGAAGGTGGTGCGGCATGGGGCCTGGATGCAGTGCCCGGGGTGCAAGGGACGCATCGAGGCGGGCGTGAACCTTTGGCAGCTGCGGCGGGGGCTGTGGGCTCCGGTGCCGGCGGATGCGGCGGGGAGCTCCAACACGGTGCACATGCCGACGCGGCTCACGTGGCCGGGGCAGGAGAGCGGCGTGATGGGGCCGGATGCGGAGCAGGAGGGCGTCGTTGGTGGGGAGTTCACGTGCGACGAGCGGCTGCTGCGGTTTGGGGAGCACGTGGGGTTTGCGCTGCATGGGCTGTGCTCGAGCCTTGTGGCCGGGGGCAACCCGTACGGATACGCGGCGGCCGAGTGGATCGCGGGGGGTTGTGTGCCGACGCGGGCGTGGTGCAACGACACGCTGGGCGAGCCGTGGGTCATCAAGGGCGAGGCGGCGGATGTGAAGGGGCTCCTCGCGAGGGCGGGCGGGTACGGCATGGGCGAGGTGCCGGCGGAGGTGCTGGCGATCACGGTGGGCTGCGACGTGCAGCAGGATCGGATCTTCGCGGAGGTGCTCGGCTGGGGCGAGCGTGGGGGCGTGTGCTGGATGATCGAGGCGCATGAGATCCCCAGGACGCGCGGGCGGAACCTGGTGGAGCTCGACGAGCTGGCGAGGAAGACGTGGAAGCGTGCGGACGGGAAGGTGATGCAGGCGAACGTGATGGCGGTGGACTCGGGCAAGTTCACGGATGAGGTATACCGCTTCGCGATGAGGTACCCGGTGGGGGCGAGGGCGGGTGAGGGGCCGCGGCGGGTGTGGGCTGTCAAGGGCGAGCTGGGGCAGACCTGGCCGATGCCGTGGCGTGAAAGCAAGGTGGAGGCGCGTGCGGATCGTGCGGCGTCGATGATCGGCGAGGGGTTGCCGCTGTTGATCGTGAACACGTCGTACTGGAAGGAGCACATCTTGGCGCGGCTCGCGGGGCGTGTGGAGGGGACGGCCATGGACGCCATGGACGACTGGCGGTTCCCGGCGGGGGTGCCGAAGGCGTACCTGATGCAGCTGACGGCTGAGCAGCTCGTGAGGGATCGCAAGGGCGGGCGCGTGGTGGCGTCGTGGGTGCTTCGGCCTGGACGGACGGCGAACCACTTCCTCGACTGTCGCGTGTACGGCTGTGCGGCCGCGGATCGCGAGGGCGTGCGGCAGCTGGTGCGGGTTGCTGAGGCGGCCAAGGCGACGGCGGCCAAGCGTGCGGCGGATGCTTCGCCTGGGAGTGGTGGTCGCGATGGGGGGCGGGAATCGCTGATGGCCAGGGCGCGGGACCGGCGGCGGTGACGCTGGGGGCGATTGCGGGCGGTGTGGGGCGTGGGGGAGAGGCGTGGGACGTTGGGGCGTCGCGGTGGGGTCGCGTGCCTGCAGGCGGCTCTAGGTGTGGCTGGCGTGGGCTCTGGGCGTGCCGCGGATCGTCGCGGTGCTCGCTGGCCCGACCCCGTTTTGACGTTCTCGTGTCGGACAAAACCGGGGTACCCCCCCAGGTTGGGTCCTCTTTTTGCATCAATCAACCGCAGGTTTGTTTAGTCGCGGAAGGAGGGGGTTTTTGGCGTTGGATCGTTGATTGGGGTTGGGTTTGGGTGGGGAACAGGGGCCTAATATGGGAGGTGTTCGGGTTTAGCGTTTGATGTAGAGGCTGAGGATGATCGCGGTGGCGGTGGCTAGGAAGAAGATGAGGAGGGTTCCGAAGAAGACGCCTTTGGCGGTGTTGCGGGCGATTTGTTTGGCGAGCTGCTTTTGGAAGTCGTCGGAGAGGAGGGCGGACTGGACTCCCATGCGGAGGAGGTGGCCGAGTTCGTTTTGGTTCATCGGGTGCCTTTGCGTTTGAGGGGGGTAGCTTTCTTGGCCGGCGGTTTGGCCGCCTGGTATTGGGTGATGATCTGCTCGGTGCCGCCGAGGTCCTGGCGGTACCTGGGTGGGGTTACGTGCTTCAGGATCTGGGGTTCTTCTTCGGCGGGTTCCTCCTGGGGCTGGGCGCGGGGGTTGGTGAACTGCTCGATGGAGTGGAGCAGGTTGAGCACGGCGATCATTCCGTGCTGTGAGATAAGGCGATCCACGACGGGCATCACCACCTTGCGTTCGCGTTCGGTCTCGCTCTCCGGTGGCGTGTTGAAGATGGCGCCGCTGACGTTGGTGAGCCGCAAGAAGTCGGAGATTTCCTCGACCGTCATGCGCTCCACCTCGTGGAGGGCGCGGCCGATCATCGATGCGACGCGGGGAGTCCACGTGAACTTCACGCCGCGCTCAACCTCACCGATCGTGCGGATGTGGCACTGGGCCACGTTGGCTAATTCCTGCTGAGACAGCCCGCGACGGGTGCGGGCGGCGATGAGGAAGGTTTGCAAACTGTTGACCATCAAGATTTTTTACACACCGCAAGTACATGAAACCACAAGACTTATGAAGGAACAGGAAGAATAGGACACGAATGTAGAGGAGTTCTCCGACATTTTGCCGATATGCTGTACATGCACTCCGGCGGGTTTCGGCCCGCTCGGCGCCACGGGACGCATTGCACACCGCCTTGCGTCCCATTCTCGGACTCTGCTGAAGGCTTCGGTGTGAGGCCTTCCTGGGTGCGGTCGGTTTCGGAGCTTGCCCCATGACGATCACCGTCGACGGCCGGGAAGTTCAGATCACTGCGCCCGGTCAGGCCGTCTCCCTCATCCAGGACATCGCGGGCCAAGTGACGCAGGACCGCCTGGCGTTTCGCGAGGCGAAGATCCGCATGGGCTGGATCTTCAACCTGGTGCGCGAGGAGTGGGCCCAGCTTTCCATGGATGAGTTTTGCGAGCTGTGCCGCGTGAACCGTCGCACCGCCTATCACGCGATGAAGATCGCGGCGGAGGTGGGTGACGACCGGGGCCGCTTCAGCCCGACCAAGTATCGCGAGCTGTGCCGGCGCCGTCGCGTGCGGCCGGCGGCGAAGCCGGAGGAGCTGAGCCTCGCGAAGATCGAGGAGCACACCGGGCTCCGCTCTGTGGAATCGGAAAGCGTGCACAGCTGTGCACACGCCGACGACGCGGAAACATCGGCAGAACATGGGGCAGAAGCGGGGAGCGTGCACAGGTGTGCACACTTGGCGAAGCGGTTGGCGGCGATGGCTGCCGCGCTGGTTGACCCGTCGGCGGTGGCCCTGATCTCGCTTGCGGGTGGTGATGAGATGGACCGGCTCGAGGAGTCGGTGTTTGCCGCGGAGCGGGCCGCGGGTGTGGTCTTGGGTGTGATCTGATTTGCCCTTCCAATTCGGGGTCGGCGGGCCGAAGCTCGTCACCCCGATTCGCTCTGGTCCCCGTGTGTGGGACCGACCTCCCGCATCCGGTGGCCCGGGCACGGGGGATTATGAAAGACTCCATTTTGCAACGTCTGTGTGGCTGCCCTGGGTGCTCCTCGATGGAGCGGGTGCGATCGCTGATCGCGGCGCGGGTGGCGCGGCCCGCGATCGTTTCGAAGCGGTCGGCCGACGCTGGCCACAATGAGCTGGCGGTGGAGGTGGAGGCGGCGGAGGCGGCTTTGGAGGGGGAGCCGATCGTGAAGTTGGGGCAGGGGGAGTATGAGCGGGCGTGGTGGGGAAACAACGGGGTGGTGAAGGGGCGCGTGGTGCGGCATGGGGGTGGGGCGTGAGCGGAATTGCCAAGATGACAACTACCCCGGATGGTTTGGTGAATCTGGTAAGGCAGCTTCCGGAAGTGGGCGGGATTGCGCTTGATCGCGCTTTCATGATCTCCGTGCGTCTGAAGACCATCAAGGCGCACGAGGAGGCTATCCGCGACCTGAATGCAGAGATCGGTCGCGAGATGTCCGAGCTTCGCAAGTTCGTTTACGAAACGTGGGACTCCGCAGAAATCAACGATGCGGAAGAGCGAGTCGAGGCGATGATGCGCAATCGGGCTGGGGGTGGGGCGTGAGCGGACACTGCCCGCAGTGCGGGAACTACCACGAAGAGGATGATGACCGGGTTTGCTCGAGGTGTGCGAGCTCCTCGGAGCCGACACCGCAGCCGCAGAAGCCGTGGCCCGAGTACTACGTGTCGCCGACCATCCACGTGATGGACGGGATGGCGGTTTCGAAGGGCGGCCTCACGATTCGCGACTACTTTGCCGGGCAGGCGTTGCCCGCGATCATCGCCGCAACACTGGCCGCTGAAGGGCACATCATGAAGACTCAACAGGCCGAGATGGCCTACGAGTACGCCGACGCCATGATGGAAGCTCGCGCCTCGATCGAGAAGGCGGAAGGGCGGGGCGCGTGATGAGCAATGCGCTGTATCCGAACGCTTTGAAGATGGCTCTCGCCGAGGTGCAGGCGAGTCGGCAACTCGTGATCAAGTCGGAGACGATCCGCGGAACCAGCACGATGAACCTGAGCCCTTGGGGCGAGAAGGAAGTCGCGAGACTGGACGCGATCATCGAAGCCGGCGAGAAGGCTCTGCGGGCGATGGGCTACGAGGTGGTCGGATGAAGCGTGCCGACGCGATCAGCCTGGTGCGATTGATCCGAGCGATAGTCGGCCCAGGGTCGCGCGCAGAGGGGCGAGCTCTACGGGGAGATACGTCTGACTCACGGCGCGAGGGTAATGACCAAGGGCTGTCTCGATATCTGCTCGATCCACCCCGGCCGCGGAAAGATGGGCCGCGGCCGAGTGCCGAAGCGGATGAGGCCACCCGGGTCCCACCGCGCGGCGAGCGGCTGAGCCGTACGCCTTCATGTCCGACCACACGGGCCGGGCGTGCTGCAGCCACATCAGGGCCTCGGGGCTCAACACGTACACCCGCGGGTGCCGACCGTCCCTGAACGTTTTGGAGTACTTCGGTTGGAAGAGCCCCTCGCCAATCCAGACACCGTCGCCATGCACAAGGCGCACGACCTCCGAGGGGCGGAGGGCGGCGAGGTAGTTGACCGCGAGCCACGGGGCCACGAGCGGATTGGGCTTCAGTCGCTCGAGGGTCTTTGGGTGGTGGCCGATCTCGCGGCCCAGGGCGAGGTTGATGACGCGGGCGACTTCGGCGGGGGTCGCGGTCTTGCGCTGGAGCTGCGGGAGCGGGAGCATCTTCACGGCGCGGAGGTTGACCTCGCGGCAATAGCCCATGTCGGAGGCCCAGCGGAAGAGGCTCTTAATCGCGCGGAGGTCGTGGTTGATGGTCTTCGCGGCCAGGCGGCGGGGCTTTTGTTTGTCCTTCGCTCTCGTCGGAACTGTCAGCATGTCGGCCTTCAGGGCCTGGAGGAGTCGGGCGTTGAACGCATCGGCGGGGAGGCCTCCCCAAGTGCGGCCGAGGCGGCCGAGGTGGTAGCGGCACCATCGCCATTGGTCCTCACTGGCGTCGGTCTTGCGGCTGGCGAGGTACTCGCGGATGATGTCGATCACGCGGTGGGTGGTCTTCGCGCGGCCGCGGGCGAGCTCGTCTTGCCAGGCCGTCCATTCGCGAAGGGCCGCGCGGTACTCGCGTTCCGACTCCTCCAGGCTGATCGAAAAATATCGTCTCTCTCCCGCGAACTGGCAGAAGTAGACGCCGGTGGCGTGGCGGCGGAGCTTGGGGACTTTGGCCATGGGGAGACCGTACCGCGCTGGTCGGGGGTAGTCGAGGGGGCGCGGGGGGTAGTTGGGTCGCTGGGCCGGTGGCTGCCGGCGCGTGAAAGTGCCTGTATTTCAAGGGCTTTTCGAAGCTCCCCGTGTAGGATTCGAACCTACAACCTATCGGTTAACAGCCAAGGGTGGCGGGCTGTAAGTGCTGGGTCTGGTTGAGGTTGCGGGGTTGGGGGTGATTGATCTTGGGGGTAGTTGGGGTAGTCGCTGGTTTTTTCGGCGGCGGTCGTGGTGTCGACGGGTGCGGGCGGTGTGGTCTCGGGGGGGTTCTCGGGGAGCATTGGCATGGCTGCCGGTTGGAAGAACTGCTCACGGGCTCACCCTTGCGAGGTCTGTAAGGACATCGGCAGGGCGGGGAAGAATGACAAGGCCCGGTGTGGGTACACCGAGGATGGGGCGTACCACTGCTTTCGCGGGCAGGGACAGCCCGTCGCGGGCTGGCGGATCGTCAAGCCCATGGCCGCTCACGGGGGGACCGTGTACCGGCGCTCCGATGATCCGCGGGTGGCTCGCGAGCTGACCGCGGAGGACATCGAGAAGCAGCGGCGGGAGGAGGAGGAGGAGTACGCGAAAAAGGTGGCGCGGGCTCGGGCCGTGTGGGCCCAGGGCGTCGACGCCGCGGACCCCCGTGGGGTGGCGGCCCGGTACTTTGCGGGGCGGCTGGCTGGTGGGGTGGAGGGGGTGGAGGGGGTGGAGCTGCCGGAGTCGATCCGGTTCTGTGACTCGCTGGCGTTCTTCGACAACGCGGGGAATGGGAAGCCCGGGCCCGCGGTGCTGGCGGGGATGACTGATCCGATTGGGGATCTCACGGCGTGCCACCGGATTTACCTGGAGCCGGTGAAGGAGGGCGAGGAGGGGCTGGAGGGGCGCGAGGGGGGGAAGCCGACCAAGCGGAAGAACACCGAGGCGGCGAAGCAGATGCTGGGGAAGCCGAACGGTTCGGCCGTGCGGTTTCCGGCGCGGGGCGGGGATGGTCGCACGGTGATCGTGTGCGAGGGGATTGAGACTGGGTACGCGCTCTGGCGTGCGACCGGGTGTCGGGTGCTCGCGTGCTACTCCGGCGCTGGGATGATGAACGTGGTGCTGGACGCCGGAGAGGCCGTGGCCGAGTGTGTGCTGGTGGCCGGGGACTATGACGAGATCGACAAGGCCGGCTCACGGCCTGGCGAGCGGATGGGGAAGGTGGCGGCCAACAACATCTGGTCGAAGAACCCGAGCCTGAAGGCGGTGGAGCTGGTGCTGCCGGCTCACTCCAACGTGCCGGAGGCGATCGACATCTACGGCGCGGTGTTGTGTGGGACCAAGGGGGTGGACTGGGAGGATGTTGCGCGGTTCTGGGGGCTCGAGCGGGTGGCGGCGATCATGCGGGGGGCGGCGCAGAAGGCGATGACGGCCAGTGGGGCGAGTGGAGGGGCGAGGAGGCCGGGGATGTCCCAGGTTGTCCCGACGGCGGGCGCAGCCGATTGTGGGGTGGGGGGCGGTGATGCTGGGGCGGCGTGGGATGGGGATCGGGACGGGGATGGCAGGCCGGTGTTGATGCCGAAGGGGGATCTCGCGCGGGCTCGGATGATGATTGAGCGGGAGGCGATGTTTGGGCGGGGGGGTGAGCGGTTCACGATCGTGTACGACTACGCGGACAAGCAGTGGTACCGCTGGGTCGGCGATCACTACGACCGGATGACGGACGAGGAGATGCGGAGCCGGGTGCTGCGGTGGGCCGAGCCTTACCAAGAGACCATGAGCGATGGGCGGTTGAAGAAGGTGGGGCTCTCGGCGAAGGCGGCGGAGAACGTGGTGAAGAGCCTGCAGACGGACACGGGCGTGCGGGTTGAGGATGTGCCGTGCTGGGTGCCGCCGACGATTGACGCGAAGCTGCGGCCGCTGTGGGCGACGACGGCGGACGAGATGCCGCCTCTGGTCAAAGACCCGGAGGTGGTGATCCCGTTGAAGGGTGGCCTGCTGTCGGTGGATGCGTGGCTCGAGGGGGAGGTGCGGCTTCTCCCCCACTCTCCGCGGTACCTGTCCTCCGCGCGGCCGCGGCTTGACCTGGACGTGGCCGCGCTGGCGGCGTACCGCAAGGCCGATCCCGAGTGCGAGGAGCGGGGTGGGAAGCTCGTGGCCAAGCTGGCGCCGAAGTGGATGGAGGTGATCAGCTTCGCGAGCGATGGCGATGACACCTGGCAGGAGTGCATGGGCCGGGCGTTTGGGATCTCGATGACTCCGGACACCTCGATGGAGCGGATCTTCTTCATGGAGGGGCCGCCGGGCTCGAGCAAGGGGACGATCTTTGAGGGGCTGATCTCGATGCTGGGGGAGGACATGGTGGCGACGTCGTCCCTCACCGACGTGTGCGAGAAGTTTGAGGCGTCGGCCTGGCGGGGGCGGCGGGTGGTGGGGATGACGGACGCGAGCGTGGGGCGGTACACCGACCCGGCCCGTGCGGTTGAGATCATCAAGCGGATCTCGGGAAGCGATCCGATCGCGGTTGAGAAGAAGTACGTGACCAAGCAGAGTTTCTGGCGGCCTCACCTTCACCTGTGGATCGTGACCAACGACCTCCTGAAGCTGCCGGACAAGAGCCTGAGTTTGAAGCGGCGGCTGGTGGCGATGCCGACGATCAAGCCGGTGGGGTCGAAGCAGGACCCGCGGGTGAAGCAGGCGATCCGCGGGGAGGGCGCGGGGATTCTGGTGTGGGCGTTGTGTCACCTGCTCGCGCTGCGGCGGGACCAGGCGGCCGGGCGTGCGCCGTTTGTGTTGCCCGAGCTGGGGCGGGAGGCGATCGATCTCTTCGGCCGCAACTCGTCGCCGGTAGCGGCGTTCGTCGGTGACTGCTGCCGGGTGGACCCGACGAGCGGGGTGAGTGCCGAGCTGCTGTACGGGATCTTCAAGCGGTGGAGCCACGATGAAGGCGGGAACCCGATGACCAAGGAGAGTTTCGGCGCGGGGCTGCGGAGCCTTGTTCCCGGGCTGGCCCGCAAGCGGCTGACGGTTCAGGGCGGGGACAAGCGGCCCTGGGCGTACTTCGGGATCAGGCCGCTGATGCTCGGGGAGAGCGTGGATGGAGGGGCGGAGGGGGGGGAGGTGAAGCAGAGGAATGAGGTGGTGATGGACGCGACGATGGTGGCGCGGCACTTGGTGCCGAGTGATCGGGAAGAGGTGGGCGGCGAGTTCTACGGCGTGGGGGATGTGCCGACGTGAATGAGTGAGATGTCGCGCGAGTTGCTGGCCCTGGGGTTTGGACCCCGGGGCCGGTTCGTTTTTGGGGGGTGGGCTGGGACGCGGGGTTTGGTGGAGGGGGGGCGGAGTGGCGTTCTGAGCGTGTGGCGGGGGGTGCTGGGGGCGTGGAGGGGGAAAAGTCCCAGCGTGTCCCAGCTGTCCCAGGGGTTCAGCAAACTCTCATCTCGTTTCGGCGAAAACAAAACAAGTGAGCTAAATGCTTTTCGTTTGCGCCGATGAAATCTCTCTAGAGTCCTGGGACAGCTGGGACTTTTGGGAGTGATGGTGTGTTTACTCGGTGATGGGTTGGGGTCTGGATGGAGGATGGGCGGGGATGGAGGGGGGATCAGGAAGAGGGAAGGATGATGCAGAATCTTTCCGGAGTTCTGTGCTTTTTTACGCTTTCGAGTTGCTTTTGTACGTGAGCCCCGTACACTGACTCCCGAGCGAGTTCTCTTTTGCCGACGCTGCCGGGGCCACCGGGGAGCGTCACACGCCGCGGGTAAGCAATGCGAGCCCGGGCGGATGGGACTGCGGTGAAGATTACTTCCGGCACGTTGCCCACTCCGGCGGCGTGCGACGTTCAGAACCACATCATGGGCGGGGCTGTCGCGACCACAAGCAATGAGGCGGTGGTCGGTGTGTACGTTTCGCGTGGAGCGGGGCGGCTGAGTCGGCGTCAGCGGCGGGGGGCGGCTGGAGGGGGTGGAGGGGGTTCGAAGATCGATGGGGTGGAGGCGAGCGCCGTGCTGCAGCGGGCGGCGGCGGCGGCGTTTGGTGATGGGCGGTTGCTGCGGCGGGTGTTGGGGGCGTCGATCTCGGAGAAGGCTGGGGCCTTGGGTGGGCGTGGGGTTGAGGGGAACGCGGCGGTGTGTCTCACGTGCCAGCTCGAGGCCGACCCGCGGTCGGCGCGGAAGCGGGCGGGGTCCTGGGGGGGGCGGGCGGGCGATGCTGGCGTGATCCGGCTGTACGAGACGCGGGACCCGTACGACCGGGCCCATGCGGTGACGACGTACGGGATGAGCGGCGAGCGTGAGCTGGTGCCGGCGGGGCAGATCGCCTGGCGGCGGAGCAACAGCGGGCGGCCGGAGCGGTGCGCGGTGTCGCGGCCTGGGCTCTCCGCGAAGCCGCGGAAGTACCCGGCGAGCTCGATGCTTGCGAGTGGGGTGAGCATTGATAGTGCGTTTGACTGGCTGCACGAGGCGCGGCAGCGGTTGGCACGCGCGGGGATCGCGGGCTTTGGTGGGGGCGAGCGGGTTGACCCGTGGGAGCTTTCGACGGAGCTTCGGCTGCGGGACATCGTGCACGGGCGGACGAGGCTGACACCAAGATAAAGACCATGTAAGAAGCAGGGGAACGCATGCGCAAGGAAGTGATGCAGGTTGCCAAGAATCTTCGGGAGAGCGATCTTCCCCTGATGGACCGCGCGGTGCTGGTGGGGAAACGGGATGGGAGCTTTGAGATGGCCGACGTCTTCCAGGATCACGAGCGGAGTCGGGCGGTGCAGGCGATGCGGCTGAGTGGGATGTTTGAGTTCTCGATGGTGAAGAGGGGGAAGGCTGGTCGGCCGCGGCAGGTGGCGACGTGGCGGGGGTGATGGTGGATGGAGGGGTGTGGAGGGGGGTTTGCGGCTGAGCCGCGGAAAGGTGGTTGCGATGGAATCAGTGGGTGGATGGGTGTTGGTGTCGGCGTTTGTTGCTTTGTTCAACGTGCTGCCGTGGGATGCCACGAATCAGCAGCAGGCGTCGGGCGAGCCGACGTTGGTGTTGGGCACTGGTCCGCGTTGATGGTCGCTCGTCCGTTGCTGAGAAGCGGCGGACGGGTTTGTCTCTCTCTCCTCCCGAGCTCTGGGTGGAAGCCCAGGCCGGGAGTTCCTCACGAAGATCCTGAAGACTGGGGGTGTGCCATGTGATGCGAACAACGGCCTTTGGACTTCGGACGACACACGCGCTGCCCGGCTGCTTCATGTGGCCGGGCGGATTTCGGGGAAGGGATAGAGGGGGGAGGGCGAGCATGGATGAGATGAAGACGGTGGCGGTGGTGCTCGCGGGGTTGGTGGTGTTGATCGGTGCGGTGTGGACGGTGGGTGTGCTGGAGCGGTACGAGCCGGAGCAGCCGCCGATTGTGCTCGAGTGGGTGGTGCCGGTGGCGTTGTTCTGGGCTGGTGTGGGGTTGGTGGTGGCGGCGGTGACGGCGTGAAGGGAGTGCGGCTGTGATTCATACGTGTCATGTGGTGATCGATGTTGGGCGGGCGTACCACGAGGCGGGGTCTTCGGTGTGGATGCTCGACGACTCGCGGCTGCCTTCGCTGCGGCCTGGGCAGGCCTGGGGGAACTGGGCGAACCCGGTGACGCGCAAGAACACGGCGGCCCACTTTGGCCAGTGGGTCACGGGGCAGGAACGTAGCAGCGGGGGCTCGTGCGAGGGGCGGGCGCTGCTGCTGAACTGTGAGCGGATGTTCGGATGGAACGAGCCCGGGGCGGTGGAGGGCGTGCGGGTGTTGTGCGAGCTGGCGTCGGACGCTGGGTTTGGGTCGACCTGGATCTTTGCGAACCATGCGGACTCGAACCCGAAGGTGCTGGAGCTGGTGGACGGGCGGGTGATGCCGACGAGCCGGGGGCTGGGTGGGCTGTCGGCGCGGACGATTCCGATCGTGTTCCCGCGGGAGTATGGGGCGGAGGTTGCGCGGCAGACGCTGGCGGAGATTGCCGCGAAGAGCGGGATCGGGAGAGGGGCTCCCAGTGTGGTGTTGTGGGCGGCGAGCGATGTGCGGAACGGGGGCTCGACGGCGGAGACGGTGGTGATGCTGCGGGAGCTTGGGGCGTACTACTGGGAGCAGGTGGGGGCGAGGAGTGGTGGATCTGGTGGAGTTGGGAAGGGAGGCGAGTGATGGTGGCGATGGCGCGGGAGCGGACGAGTGGCGAGGTGGCGGAGCTGCGGCGGATCACTGGGGAGCTGATCAAGATCAAGCTCGACCGGGCCGCGAAGGGGTTGATGAACTACACCCAAGCGGACGCGGAGGCGGAGATGGAGCGGCTCGAACGAAAGTTGCGGATGAAGCCGGAGACGGCGGGGGGTTCGTGAGATGGGGCGAGTGAGTGTGGCGGGTGAGATCATCCGTGAGGCGTGCGCGTCGATGGGGCTGCCGATCAAGGAGCTTCGAACCAACGGCGAGGTGGCCGCGGCGATGTGGTTTTATCTGTACCAGGTAGAGGGGTGGGAAGCCCGCGGGATCGGGCGGCTGTGGAAGATCAACCCCGCGATCGTGCTGGACGGGGTGCACCGGATCTGGGACCGGATCGAGGAGGCCGTGGGCGGGTGCAACCTGTGCAGGGCGCGGCTGGATGCGGTGGGCCTGGGATGCTGGGCCGACGATCTCAAGCGGACGCGGGAGGCGGTGGTGTGGGGGGGGCGGAAGCCCACTCGTGAGAAGAGGCGGGCGGCGGTGAAACGGGTGAGGGAGGCGGTGGCATGAAGCGGCGCGGGCGTGGTGAGAGGGACCGTGGGTTGTTCGATCGGGCGGAGCCGGAGAGTGTGTACGAGGGCTCGGCGTCGGCGTTTCGGTTTGGGCGGTCGGTGATCGTGCTGAACCACTGGTGCTCCGAGGTGTGCCATGTGATGGGGCTGGGCGGGATGCGGCGGACTCGGCGGGGGAGTTTCACGGTGCTCGAGGCCGTGGCGTACGCGGTGGCGCCGGGGACGTTCCGACACCTGGGGCTGCACGAGGATGAGCAGGAGCAGCGGTTCAACGTGAGGCGGTGGGATTGGTGGAGGGGACGGGGGCGCGGGAGTGCAAAGCATGAAGACGGTTGCAACGACGGAGCGGGTTGGTCGGGTGTTGGCGCGGGAGATGTTGCGGCCGATTCGCACCGTTTCCGACGTGGCCAAGGAGCTGGGCATGAACCGGCACTCGGTGAACAAGGCCGAACGCAAGGCGCTGTGGAAGCTCTTTGACGGGATCGCGAAGCTGGCCGAGGAGGACGCGGAGATGCGGGAGCTGTTGGCGGAGATCGGTGTGCGGCGGGCGCCGTCGACGACGGGGCGGGAGTTCGCCTTCGAGGTTCGGAACCGGACGGCGGTGGCGCGGGAGGTGCGGGCGGCGATCGATGGAGGTAGGCGGCGGGAGGGGAATCGGGTGGGGCGGGGGGAGGTGAGCGGATGAGGAAGAATGCGCCGGAGAAGGGTGAGGTTGTGCGGCTGATGATTCAAGATCACCCGACGCCAGCGGGTTCGAGGCGTGCGATGGGCGTTGAGGTGTGCGCTGACTTCGTTGTCGTCGAGGTGTGGGGTCCTCCGTTTGCGAACGTGTGCGCAGTGCGCGAGATCGGGCGGGATGGGCAGCTGCTGCCGGCGATTGATCTGTACTGGCCGGACTGGACTGAGGATGTGAGGCGGGAAGCGGAGGAGGAGTGATGGGACTGATGGGACTGATGGGACGGATGCTGGGGAAGGAGGCGGGCGGTGCACGAGACCATCGTTCGGATGATGATGGCTGATCTGGCTGACTTTGAGCACGTTGGGGTCTCTGATGTTCAGCGTGCGTACGGACTTGGATACAAGGCCGCCAGGGCGATCATCGATGAACTGGTTGAGCGTGGGAGGCTGCGGCGGGTGTACGACCTGAACGCGCCGCGGCCGTGGAAGGTGTGCGAAGTGAAGAAGGCGGGCGATACGTGAAATCAAGAAACGGCGTTTTTTATTTGGGGTCGCGGCGGTTCGTGTGTCGTCTTGATGCGGCGTGGTTTATGAGTATGGCGGGGTTGATTGGGTGGGGCATTGGAGGGGGCTGGCGTGGTGTGCGGTGTTCTTTGATGTTCTTTGATGATGTCGATGGGGTTTAGGGCGGTAGAGGGTGGAGGGGCGGAGATAGAGGGGAAGAGCTACGCATGGACGTGGTTGAGACAGGGGCGGCGGGGGCGACGGTTGGGGTGACCGAGGCGGCGAGGATCTGTGGGGTTACCCCCCAGACCGTCAACAACTGGGCCAAGCGTGGGCTTGATGGTGTGGCGGTGGTGGGGAAGACCGCGGCCGGCCGCAAGCTGTACGACATCGAGAAGCTGAAGACCTGGGCCCGGCAGAATACCGGCTGGGTGCATGGTGGGAAGCGTGAGGGTTCCGGCCGCAAGCCCGGGCTGTGGGCCGCGGCGAACGCGCACCAGCGGCCCGAGCCGCCCGAGAGCAAGAAGAACGAGACCCGAAGGCCTGAGCCGCGGGTGGTGCTGGATGATCAGGCCGACGATTTGCTGGAGCTGGGCGAGGCCCGCAACCTCGAGGACCTGATGAGATTGGCCGAGGAGGGCAAGTTGCCCGTGGCTCGGGTGAACGCGATCCGGGCGCTGTGGGATGCCAAGGCCAAGGAACGCGAACACAAGATCAAGATGGGGAAGCTCGTCGATGCCGACGAGTGGACGCGGGAACTGACGGTTTTCCTCGCGGCTCTGCGGCGGGATCTTGAATCCATGGCGGGGCGGATGACCCACTCTATCTGCCAACAGCTGAAGGTGATGGAGCCGGATTCGATCCAGCGGGTGCGGGAACAGATCCAGGCCGAGGTGGACCGCTTTGTGCAGAACGTGCACGAGTTTGGAAAGAGGGCGGAATGAGCGAATATCTTGGGGATGCTGATGGTTTGGCCTCGGTGCTGGGGACTGCTCCGGCGCCGTCGACGGTTTTGGCTGACGATCTCGAGGCCGACGCGGTGGTGATCAAGGAGATCAGGATCACGATCGGCGACAAGGACCCGGCGGCGATGAAGCCTTCGGAGATCCGGGCCGAGCTGAAGATCCTGCCCGAGCCGACCGAGGTGATCACCAAGGCACGCGAGAACATGGACACCGTGAACGCCATGGTGGCCGCCGAGCGCGAGGAGCTGCGACGCCTCGAGGGCGAGGCCCAGGCGCAGTACGTGCGGGCGTGCGAGATGGCGGATCAGATTCGGCTGCGGCGGAAGGCTTTGGCCGAGGCGGCTGAGAAGAGTGGCAAAGTGGCGAAGTGACACAGTGGCAAAGTGAAGAGCGGCGGGCCCGAGTACTCGGCGCGCAGCCGTGCACTTGACCACTCGACCACTTGACCACTTCTTAGGGGCTTCCCATGTCCTGGACCTATGCCGATTGGCCTTCGCAGTCGACGGTGCCGCTGCGCCTGACGCGGCTGCGGCTGCATATGGCCGAGGTGGCCAACCAGATCGGGAATGAGCGGAGCGGGGACGGGTATTCCAAGGGCTCGGGGTCGCTCGCGCAGTACTACCAGGGGCTTGTGAACCAGGCCCAGCGGCTTGAGTCCATGCCCGGTGCGAGTGGTGGCGGGGCTGTCAGCAACCTCCGCATCGTGCGGCGCGGGCGGGGGATCCTCTGATGTTCGAGTTGATCCGGGCGAAGTACGAGGCCGCGGTGGCGAAGGCCCGGCGGTCGACCGCGCAGGATTCGGCGGTGGCCGCGCGGCTGAACTACGTGGGCAGCTACACCAACGCCGAACGCAAGCGGACGCGGGCCGGGATGCCGACCCGCAAGGGCACACGCGACCAGCACCTCGATCGGTCTACGCTGGAAAAACTGGGCAAGGAAGCCGCGGATGTGCTGCGGAACAACCCCGAGGGCCGGGCGATCATCGGCCGGCTCGCGGACCTGTTGGTTCAGAAGGGCTTTGATATCGCGGTGAACTCCGGCGACAAGGAGTTTGACAGCGCGGCGGAGCGGATCTGGAGGAAGTGGGCACGCGAGAAGTACGCGGACTCGCGGCGGGGTTTGACCCACTTCCAGCAGGCCCGCGACCTGATCGTGAACGCGATGACCGGCGGCGGGATGATCGTGATCCCGCTCCGCGACGGGAGCAATCAGCTCGTGTGCATCGACCGGCTGGCGACCGCGCTGCCGGAGAATGCAAACATCCCGAGCGAGCGGTTTTACGGGGGCGTGGAGCTCAACGACTACGGCGCGCCGCAGGCCTTTTGGATCAAGCAGGGAACGTACGGGCAGGGGAAGGCCGTGCGGGTTCCCGCGGGGGCGACGAGCGATGTGGCCCGGATGTTCCGCTGCCCGAAGATGCTGGGCGCGGAGCAGACCTTTGGCGAGCCCGGGATTCAGGCGGTGATCGAGCGGCTGGAAACGCTGGACTCCATCATTTTCAACTCCGCTCTCTGCCTCGAGGTGGCGAGCGTGTACCCGCTGGTCGTCGAGTCGCCATTCCCGGACCAGATGAAGACGGCCATGGAGGCCGCGGGCAACGAAAGCGATCAGCCGACCAATGCTGAGAGCGATGACCCGCGTGAGCTGCAGATCGAACCCGGGCGGGCGATCTTCCTGCCGCAGGGGGCGAAGGCCTCGCAGGTGAAGGCCGAGCACCCGAGCACGGGCTTCGACAAGATGGTGTGGACGATGATCGCCTTGGCCGGCGCCGATCTGGGGCTGCCGCTGGTGGTGCTCTCGCTCGACTTCAGCCAAGTGAACTTCCACGGCGGGCGGGTGGCGATGGGTATGGCGGAGCTTGCTCTGCACTCCTGGCGTGAGGAACTCGCGTCGACGTTCATTCGGCCCAGCTACCGGCAGCTGATCTCCGCGGCGATCCGCGATGGGCGGTTGCCGTTTGTTGAGGGGTGGGACGAGATCGATATCGTCTGGCCGCCCATGCCGATCGTGGACCTGAAGGCCGAGTACGAGGCGAGCGAGCTGGGCATCCGCAACAACCTGACGACGCTGGACCGCGAAACGCGGCGATTGGGAACCGGGCAGTGGGAAGAGATCGTGGCCCAGAAGGGTCGCGAGGCCGAGGCCCAGAAGGCGGCGGGCGTGATGCCGGCACTGTTGCCGGGGGCGACGGATTTGAACGCGAAGCCCGAGGGCAACGCGGAGCCCGCGGCGGACGAGCAGAACACCGCCTGAGCGGGGCAATCTGAAGCGAGCCGCCGGTTTTGTGGCCGCTTTGGCTCGGTTCTTCGCATGTTGTGAACGCATTTTCAGCAAGGAAGAACAAGCATGATCCGCTTGATGATGTCTCGTGGGGCGGTTGGTCGCATGGAACGGCGCGGCCGGCTCTCCATGAACCAGTGGGACAAGGAAGTGCGCGACGCGATCGGCGAGGTTCGCCGGGAGGACGTCGTGGGGACGTGGGGCAAGGTGGCCCGCGTGCGCCTTGATTCCGCGGTGATGTTTGAGCCCGACCTGTGGACGACCTACGTGAGCGGGGCCCATCCCACCGATCGGGTGGTGGACGCGATCAAGGCCGCGGCGGGCGACCCGGACGTGAAGGCGATTGTGCTCGAGATGAACGGGCCGGGTGGCTCGGTGGCCGGGTATGACGACATTCGTAACGCGATCGCGCAGGCCAAGAAGACCAAGGTGGTGCAGACGCTGGTTCACGACGGCGCGTTCAGCCTCCACTACCGGATGGCCGCGGCGACCGACTACATCGCGGCGACGCCGACGGCGATGGTGGGCTCGATCGGGACCATCGTGCTGATGTACGACGACTCGGCGCTGTACTCCGAGGCTGGGGTGATCCCGAAGCCGGTGGCGAGCGATGGGTTCAAGGCCCAGGGCTGGGGCGGTGTGCCGCTCACGGATGAATACCTGGAGCACGTGCGGGCCTCGATCGTTGAGCCCGATTACGCGGAGTTTGTGGGCGAGGTGGCGGCGGGGCGCGGGCTGTCGGAAGACGTCGTGCGTTCCTACGGCTCGCTCGAGTACACGGCCCAGGACGCGCTGTCCATGGGGCTTGTTGATGAGGTTGTTTCCGCGGATGCGTTCGTGGCCGCGTTGGCTTCGAACGGACCGCGTTCACCCCGACCCGACGCAAATAGGGCCGGGAAGGGAGTGGTTATGTCAATGGATCTGAAAGCACTGAAGGCTGCGCACCCCGATCTCGTGAAGCAGATCGAGGAGCAGGCCGCGGCGAACGTCGCGGCGGAGATGGCCCAGCAGGCCGCCAAGCCCGCGAGCTTCGCGGAGCTGAAGGCGGAGTTTGGCCAGGACGCCGCGTTCGTGGTGCAGGCCCTCGACAAGGGCCTCACGCTGTCGGCCGCGCGGGCCGAGTGGAACACCCAGCAGAAGGCCGCGGAGGCCAAGCTGCGCGAGGAGCTCGAGGCCAGCAAGGCCGAGGCCGCCAAGCTCGCGAAGCTGCCGGGCGCCGGGCTCGAGGGCGTGAACACCGGGGCCGGTGGCGTGGGAAACGGTGGCGGGGCGAATGGAGGGGGTGACTACGAGAAGCTCGTGGCCGCCAAGCAAGCCGAGGGCCTCACCCGCATCGCGGCCGTCGCGTACGTGAACAAGCACCACCCCAAGGCGTGGAAGGCCCAGGCGGAGAAGCTCCGCACGGCGATCGCGTCCAACTGAGGCAATGGGGAATAGGCAATGGGCAATGGGGTAAGGCCCCGCTGCTCGACCTGAGCCCTTCGAATCTGACACACAACACACACGCCGGGGCACACCAACAAAGACCCCGGCGATGAAAGGAAGACCATGAGCACCCAGCTCCGAAGCACCAGCTTTTCCGCGGTGACCGCCGAGGCGATCACCCGATTCCAGGCCGTGTACCTCAACAGCTCCGGCCAGTGGGCCGTGGCGACGACCGCGACCCCGGCCGCGATCGGTATCGCAATCGACACCGTGGCCAGCGGCGGCGTTCTCGCGGCCGAACTCTTCGCCTCTGGCGGCAGCCTGAAGATGATCGCGGCCGAGGCGATCACCGCGGGCTCCAACGTGTACCAGGCGGCGGCCGGCAAGGTGGCCGACACCGTGGCGGGCGCGTTCCTGGGCGTGGCCCTGGACGCGGCCAGCGCCGACGGCGATGTGATCGAGGTGCTCCTGCCCCAGCCCGGCCAGATCGGGAGCCACTACCGGGCGTACACCGCCTCGGCCTCGCTCGGCGTGAGCATGTCGGGATTCACGATCACCAACCTGGGCGCGGCGGGCTCCGTGACCATCAGCCTCCCGACCGGCGTTCCGGCCGGAACGTGGTACCGATTCGTGGTGCAGGCGGCCCAGCAGCTGCAGATCGATTCGGGCGCGAGCGACGCGATCATGATCGGCGGCACGACGTCGGCCGATGGCGCGTACGTGTGGGCCGATGACGAGGCCGAGAGCCTGACGCTCGTGGCCGACACCAACAACAACTGGGTGGCCGTGAGCCCGGTTGGCACCTGGACCGTCGTGTAAGCCGCACACCGAACCACCAGCACACAGACACACACACACACAAGGAAGAGGCGTCCGCGATGGACGCGAAAGGATTCTGAATCATGGGTTTCGCAACTCTTGGAAGCAACGTGTTCGACCGCGAGGATCTCGCGGCGCACATCATGGAAGTGAACAACCGCGGCGGCTTTGTCGCCGGGCTCGTGGCCCCGGCCCTGCCGGTCGACAAGGCCACCGGCACCCTGATGGTGGTCTCCGCCACCACCGGGAAGACCCTCGAGACCACCAAGCGCGGCAAGGGCGGCGCCTATCCCGAGGTCTCGGGCAACCTGAGCTCGGTGAGCTACTCGACCGAGGACCACGGGGCCGAGTTTGCGGTCGATGCGGTGCAGGCCAAGGCCTACGCCGCCCAGCTCGACATGGACCAGGCGGGCTCGGGCGCTGCCTTCTCCACCGTCGCGATCCGCTACGAGTACGACACCTTCGCCGGTGCCGCCAGCGTGTACACCCAGGTCTCTGGCAACAACGGCGCCGCGGCCTGGACGACCTACGCCACGGCTACCCCTGCCGCCGACGTCGCGGTTGAGGCCGCCGAGATCACCAAGCTCCACGGCGTGCCCAAGAGCGAGATGACCCTGCTCCTCCCCCGCGCTCGCTTCGACATCCTGCCCTTCATCCTCGACGTCCGCGCTCGCCTGCAGATCCAGACGCAGCCCTTTGCGGGTTCGCTGACCGAGGCCCAGGCGGCCCAGTACTTCGGCGTCAAGGAAGTGCTCGTGGCTTCCGCCACCTACAACACGGCCAACGAAGGACAGACGGCCTCGATGGGGTACATCCACCCGTCGAACACCTGCCTCCTGTTCGTCCGCAGCGACGGCAACCCGGCCAACTTCGCGGGCTTTGCCCGTACCCCGGTCTGGGACGACACGATGCCCTACGAGGAAATCAAGGAGCGCGTCGATGCGGGCGGTATCCCCGTCGTGATCGATCAGCGCTGGGAATCCAAGCTCCGGACCATGTACTACCGGGCCCGCAACTACCGCGGCCTGTTCATCCACCTTGCGACCATGGGCCGCAAGGTCACGAGCATCTAAGCAACCTACGAACCCCAACCTGCTCGGGCCATGGGGCTCCTCCCCTCCTCCCCGTGGCCTGACGCCGCGTGGGCCGTCGGAAACGATGGCCCGCGTTTTGAAGAAGTGGCAAAGTGGCAAAGTGACAAAGTGGCAAAGTGAAGAACTGCGCACGTCGGTACGCGGCGCGCAGCCGTGCACTTTGCCACTCGACCACTTGACCACTCCAAAGGATCTCCGATGACGTGGAACGCCGACATGGCCGCCGATGCCGCCGGGCATGTGGCCGATTTTGGGCGGTCCTGTGTCTACACCAAGCGGGTCGCCGGGGCCTTCAACACCACCACCGGCAAGCGGGCCGCCACCGAGACCACCCACACCCTCACCATGGTGAAGGCGATGGTGCAGACCTCGCCGGAGTTTGGGCAGGCCGTGGCCCGGCGCGTGCACACCGCGACCTTCAGCATCACCGCGGCCGACCTTGCGACCGCCGGGATTACCGTGGATACCAACGACCGCGTGACCGACGCGGACTCGATCGAGTTCACGATTCAGGAAATCAATCACCGCATGGACGGGGCCTTGGTGGTCCTGACGTGCAAGAGGACTGCGCCATGATTCAGGGACAGTGTGAGTTCATCGCCGGTGAGACCGACATCACCGCCACCGTGTCTTCGCTCACCGATGGGCGCGTGCTCGAGAACAGCATCGCGACCACCAACGTGATCCGCATCCCGCTCGGGGCCTCCCAGGGGCAGCGGCACCGGACGCTGAGCCTTCGGCCCTTCGGCAAGGGGGCGGACAACAGCGCGTTCACGCTGATCCTGTACGGGCGGCGGCGGACCTCCGCGGTGCGGGGGCGGCCCGCGTCCCCGCGCGGTGAGCTTGGGGCCCTTGTCTCCAACCAGGACGGCGAGCTGCGGAAGATCGGCGAGCTGGTCTGCACGCTGAGCACCGCGACTGGTGTCTCTGGCGGGGCGATCGATACCAGCTACCGCTTCGCGGACACGCTGGTGTGGACGGCCACCGCGTGGTGGACGGCGATCGAGGCGGCCCTGGGTGTGTCGGGCGCGGCGTACTCCCCCACCACCAACATCCCCGGCGACTTCATTCTGCCCGACCTGGCCGGGCTCGAGGATGTGTACATCCAGGCGACGATGACCAGCGCGACGGCGGCGAACGTGCTGGCCGAACTGCAGACTTGATTCAAAGCGAAAAGCGAAAAGCGAAAAACGAAAAGAAGACCAGAACGGAGTGATGAACTATGGCGGTAGTGAACACCAACGGCACGGTGAAGCGGTGGCTGAACGGCGGCACGCTCACCATCACCGGCGCGGCCGATACCCACCCGATCCTCAACATCCACGAGGGCGCGATCACCTTCAAGCCCGTGATGCGGGAGCGGCTGTACTTCAAGGACCGCGGCGTGAACCAGCAGCCCCTCGAAGGTGACGACGTGATCGGCGAGCTGAGCGTGGAGGTGAACTGCGGCGCGCTCGCGGGCGCGACCTCCCTCCTGAGCCTGCTGCTCACCGAGGACGCGACGGATACGCAGGTGGCGAAGGAGTACGCCTCCTTCATCATGGACTTCCCCAACACCCGCGGCTCCTCCGCCGGTGAGCGGGTGACGTTCACCAACGTCTCTATCCCCGAGCCCCCCGAGTTCAGCAAGGGCACCGATCACGACACGCTGAAGTTCACGGCGCGGTTCCGGGCGCACACCGTCGCGACGTACTAAGCACACTGCAGGGCGGCCGCGTGCGGCTGTGAAAGGGGCTTTCTGTGGCGATTATTCGGACGGCGGCGGACTCTCCAAACCTGTTGACCCACCTGGGTACGGCCCTGGGCTCGATCGCGGACGGCGACGAGCTGCAGGTTGAGAAGTACTCCCAGGACTTCACCGGCGGGTGCAACGTCTCGACGAAAGACCTGCTCCGGTTCCGCATCGGGCCCGGGTCTTCTTCGCGTTTTATCTCCGCGAGTGGTGGCGCTCTCACGCTGGTGTGCAACCGGACCAGCACCGGGCGGTTCATCAACCAGAGCAGCGCGGACCAGGTTGAGCTCGTCAGCAGCTCGACCTCCGGCGTGATCTACAACATCGAGAATCAGCCCGCGAACGCGAGCGGCATCCTGCGCGTCAACACGTGCGACGCCAACAACATCTATCAGCTCGCGGGCCGCCTGTACCAGCAGGCCGACGCGGACTTCAACGTCGTCAACGTGCACGGCGGGGCGTTCTTCAGCCGCAACGGTTCGGCCGCGATCGGCACCCTCAACAACTACGTCGGCACCAGCGACATCGAGCGCGATGTCGGCACGGCCAACGCCTACGGCGGGACCATTCGGCCCAACCACACGGCCTTTACCCCCGGCACCATCAACCTGCGCGGCGGCACCATCAAGGTGCTGGAGACGGGGAACTGGGGCGCGGGCAACCTGGAGCACGGCGTGATTGACCTCACCGAGTGCAAGAGCCTGGGCGCCTCCGCCGGGTTCTTGTTTGCTGTGGCGTCGGGCTCGATCGGGCCGGGCGTGATCATCCGCCAGCTCCGCGGCGGGCTCCTCTTCGACTACTCCGCGCTGACGAGCGTGGCCGGTGGGCCGCGTGTCGAATACGTGGGGTGAGGCGGAGGGGGTGAGGGGGTGAGGGGGTCTTATGGCGATTCATCTGGACAAGGCCACCATCGCGCGGCTGGTTGAGGCTCGCATCGAGACCGCGAACGATGCGACCGGGCCTGTCACTCTGCGCGTGATCCACACCGGCGAGGCGGACCCCGACCCTTCCGAGGGTGCGGTGTGGGCCCGGGTTGTGTCCATGAAGATGGCCCGCAACCCGCGGCGGTCGACCGATGAGGAGCCGCGCGGCACCATCGAGATCCTGATCGGCGTGAGCTGCAGCGAGGCGGAGAACGAGGAGTCGGCGTTTGCGATCAACTCCGCGGTTGAGGCCGTCTCGCGCGTGCTCGAGTGCGTGACGCTGGACGACTCGGGGACCTCCGGGCATGTGATCGACCTTCACCAGACCGAGGACCAGGACGAACGCGGCGGGGCGTTTAACCAGATCGTGGCGTCCGAAGTGACGGTGTTTGGGCAGGTGCGGCGGTTGAGCGGGACGAGTGTGGAGACGTATCACTGAGAAGAGGGGCACTAGGCACTGGGCACTGGGCACTAGGGGAAGAGGCGGAGGGGACAGGAAATGATTGAAGTTGAAGCAATCAAGCCGGAGCGGGATCAGGAGCATCTGGACTCGGACGAGCTGGGGTCGGCGCTGGTCTTTGATGTCGCGAACATCGAGGACGTGGTGGTGCAGCTTGTCAACGGCGAGGGGTTGTCGGCCTGGCCGACGTCGCTTGTCGTGACCCTCCAGTGCTCGCTCGACTTCTCGGCGTGGTCTGACTTTCCGTCGGGAGCGGTGACGTACAACAGCTTCGGCGTGAAGGCCGCGGTGAATGTCTCCGGGCTTTCGGCGGTGCGGATCGTGGTGACGACGGTGAGCAGCGGCGGGCACGGGAACGTCGCGGTGCGGGTAAACGGCGTGAAGAACGTCGAGTAAGAGGGGGAAGTTGTGCCCGACTACACCAGCTTCCAGTTTCTGGACGATGACGACGAGTTCCCGTTTTTCCCGGAGGACACGGGCCGGGGGCTTCGCGTGGCCCGGTACGGGTTGCTGCAGGCGGCGGACCCGCTGAAGGCGATCATGCACTCGAGCGTGCCGCAGCGGGGCGAGCGGTTGCGGGAGGACCTGTTCATGTTCGTCACCACCCGGCGGGTGATGAAGACCATGGGCGGGCGTGTGGGCGATGGCTCGGGGCCGGTGTACAAGCTCGAGATCATCTA